ATATCCGCCCAGCCCGGTTGGTTCTGACAGCGCCACAATGTGCTGAATGGTAATATCCTCCAGATCGATATCAACCCGCAGATTGGCTTCGCCTTGGAACGGCACAACATATTCATAATCGGCAAAACCAGCCGGTATATCATCACCCTGCCTGCGTTGTGACCACTGCACTTCTTTCCAGCTGGTGGTAGTGGCATCACGGAAGTACAGACGGGCCTCACCGCTGTTCAGCGTCCGCCTGATGACCACTGCTCCGCCTGTGGCGTCATCCTCAACGTTTACCAGCTTTGAAAGCCATATATTACCTGTCACGCCAACAGCCTGATGCAGTTCATCTCGCACCATAGAGCAGCGGGTCAATACCCCTGCTGTAAGATTGCGTGCAAGGTTGGTTTCAATCCTTATCCGCTGGGCCGAAAGTATCTCGGTGATCTTTATCAGGATAGACCCGACAGTATCGCTCACCACGTAATACTCGTTGGTTTTAAGCCCTGCCGTTGATGCCACGTCAATCGAATCGTCGCCAGATACACCCTGGATCAGCGCGATATCCTCCATGTCGATCAGGGTGTAGCCCGGACGCCATAACTCAAACGCGATCTTGTTGCCGCGATAGAGCCAGTCAAGCGCAACTGCCTGCTGAACGGATACTGCAGACGTTTCTTCAAGGTCCCCGGTGATGGATTCGATAATATCAAGGCGCTCGGTCAGGGTAGCCTTGTCGCCTCGGGCCTCAATCACCTCATCGGTAATGGTCTTGAGATACGCTGTCCGGTTAGCCAGCTGCTTGGCTTGCACGTTGGCAATACCGTTCTCTCCCCCCAAGACCGGGTCAGTGGTCTCTATCTGGTAGATTCCTGCTTCAAACACCGCTGCTTCTGTAACATTCGCCATTGTCTGGCCTCCTTAGAAAATGATTGTCCAGACACCATCCAGAGACAGGTCTGATTCTTTGTTAATTGCACCCCGTGTCTTACGGGCAAACAGTGTGCCGTCTTCGCACAATAGCCCCAATTCAGTAATTGCCGTGCCGTTGGCCTCACTGGTGCCCAGCGTCCAGCTGAATGCAGCCTGACCGGTTGCCGGATAGGTAACATCTGCAACCGGCTTGCTGTATGCCCCCGTCAGGGCCGTATCGTCAGGGCTAGGTCCGATACCGTTAGTGCCGAATCCAATACTGGTGATGCTCTTGCCTGCCACGTCGCCGCCTATCAGCCGTGCCATTGCATCCTTGGCAACGTTCATGATCATGTTCGGGTCGTGTTGTTCTTCCACCAGTACCCCGTTGCGGTAAACCCTCAAGCGGAAATCTCCCCGCAGAGACACCTGTTCCGTACTTGTCATATCGTTATCTCCTGTATGGTGTGTATCCCCTCATACCGCATCTGCCGGTAATCTGTTGAACCGTCTGCGAGCCAGCTGCCGTCGTACTGCTTGGATGATCCGTATGTCCGAAAGCCTGAAAACAGGTTGTGGCGTCTGGCTGTAACCGTCATACGGGTGTCGTACAGAGGTGGTGGTGTGGCCCCTTGGTCGAACACACCGTCGTAACTTGCCAGCCCGTTGTACGCGATAGAAACCTGATGCTGGTCTGCCTGATCGGTGTGGATAGTGGCTGTGCTGCTGTCCCACTCGTTGTTGTAGGTAGTTCCACCATCAACAGCCAGCCGATAGGTAACGCTCCCGCTGTAGGTATCGGCACCGTCAAACGTCAGCAGCCTGCCTGAGTTGTGGAATACCGAACCGTCGTAACGCAGACCCCACGGCAGAATATCCGGCTGGGTATCGTGCGTGGCAATAGTGGCGGTATCGGATATGGTGGCGGTGTCGGTGGTAACAGCCCTGAAGGTGATAGCGTCCAGGTGGCTGCGCTCGTTTTTCCATTCTGTGACTACATCCCTGATCAGGGCGGTCTCCTGCAATGACACCCCACGGTTTTCGCCAAGATCAAGCAGTACCTTGAAGCGTGCCCAGTTGACGCCTGACCCGTAATTCTCTGTTCCGGTAAATGTTTCAGCCCCGTCATAATTCAGTGAAGGAAGTCGCTCTATCAGCTCTGCCCCTCCAAAGCCCACACTTTTAAGCCCCTCCTTTACTGCCCACGGAGTTCCTTTTTTCCGATGCAGCCAGATAGCCCTCTTGATCAGGCTCCGGCGGTCAGCTTCAGTAACGCACAGGTTCCAGCCCTCAAGCCCTGTTACATGGAACTGTTCAGCCAGCCATGGCAACGCGCCTGCAGTCACGTTGTCCACCAGATTCACCAGCAGTTGGTCCAATGGCAGCAACCCCAGCCGGTCAATCAGCTTGTTCATGGCCAGGGTAGAAACATCTCTGATCCCTGCCGGTATCAAGCGTTCATCAGCCATTTGTGCTATCCTCCAGGGTTACGCTAATGCCGCCACAACGAGCAAACTGGTTGAAATCAATAATCAGATCAGTGACAGGCTGCTGCACTGAAACCCGATACACACCGTCCAGGTGCGCTGCAGCTACGATCCGGCTAAGCGTTACATCCTGACCCAGCTTGCCCTGCATCTCGGCAGCAAGAACACCAAGGGCGGTTTCTGCCTGCTCCTGGACCAGTGCGCGGTCGGGCCACTGGTACGGCGTGACCGTAACGGCTATGGTGTAATCAATCGGATCAGGCTGCAGCACCCGCACTTCATCAGTCAGCGGCCGCACATCCTCGGCGTTACAGCTGGCATAGACAGCATCAAGCACTGGCTGGTCAGGGACCCCTGTGTCACAGAGCGGATACACAGCCACCACACCAGGCAGGGGAGAGTTGACTGCAACGTCCACAATAGAGCTATCAGCGCTCTTGGCATGGTAGATATAACTGCCGCGACTGCCAGCCACGCTGAAGGATTCAGGGGCCAGCTTGATCCGTTCACGCAAGGCATCATCGGTTTCATCATCCAACCGGTACACACCTACCAACTCCCCCAGATAGTCCAGCATCGGGGCACGAGCAAAAGCCGCCAGGTTCTGTTTGGCTGCTTCCTGTATGCCGATCCGCACCAGGCTCTCACGGTAGGCCAAAAGGTCAATCAGCAGCCCTTCCACCTGACCCGGGTACAAGGTCTTGCCGGTGGTTGCCTCCCAGGCTGTTTTCAGCTCGGCAGCAATGGCAACCGGGTCACGATCAATAAAAGACGGTTCTGGCAAGCTCACCACGTCACCTCTATCTGCTGGAGTCCTTCATCGTCATCCACCAGCTTCCACTCAATCTGCAGGGTTATCTTCCCAGAGCTGATTTCATCCTTTACCGGGATAACGCTAATAAGTTTTACGCGGGGTTCCCACTCAGTAACGGCTTCAATCACCGCTGCCACAATACGGGGTAAAGCTTCAGACAATGGCTGGTCAAGGTACTGCCAGACATCAGACCCAAACAATGGTTCGTGCGCCCTGCTGCCCTTGGGCGTCTCAAGGATCACCCGAATACACTGGTTGATATCATCAAGGTTCTCAACCACGCTGCCAGGCTCGTTCAGCTTGATGCTCCAGTCAGCTGCTGCAATATCAGTCAGGGTCGTACTCACAGGATCCTCACGTTGTCATGGCTGTCACCGTGGCTGTCATCGCCACTGCAGACCGCGTTGCTGTGGATGTAGTCAACAATGGCCCGGCTGTCTGCCAGCAGTATCTGGTAGCCATAGTCAACCGTTGCACCGGCATCGCTGCCCTGTGCCGCGCCTACTGCATCAACATACTGCCGTCTGAGAGCTGCCAGACCATCACCGGTCATTGCCATGTCACTTGCTCGCTTTCACATTGCTGGAAATCATCGGGTGTGGTTTTCTGGTGTAGGGGCAGATGCAATCACCTTGCACCACCCCTTTGACGCTACCGCTGCCGCCGTCATGATCAATGGTGCCGTTGCTGATCCAGGTGGTCTTGCCCTGAATGGTCACATCAGCCTTGCCGGTTGCAAGTATCTCAATATCGCCCTGCACATCAGCTTTCAGCAGGTGCGCTTCACGGTCGTACTCAAGCCAGGTACCGTCCTTGAACCGCACATGGAACTTGTCAGGGCTGTTGACCGGTGGCTGGTCAGCATCGCTGTAAATCGCCCCCAAAATGCAGCCAAACTCGGCGTTTTCATCCATCAGGCAACAGACATGCTCGGCAAGGTCCGGCATCCAGTAGCTCTTGTCTTGTCCGCTCTTGTGATGCAGCACCGGCAGCCAGTAGGATTCAACATTATCCTGATCAGCAAACTGAACCCGGCACTTGACGGTTGCCGTATCAATAGCGGTCACCACGCCGATTTTCATTTCACCACCCGCTTGTTGTTGGTCAGGTTCTTCAGATTCTTGTTCTGTGCCATACTGGTTGAAAGCTCCAGATCAGTGGTGTAGCCCCGGCCCCGCTCCATGCTGTGCCGCGCCTTCAAAATCTGATAACTGCCGTCCAGCAGCCCTAGCCCCTGTACCTCAATGTTGCACCCGGCCCGCAGTTGGGGGTTGCCATACAGGGCAAGAGCCCCCTCAACCTGCTTGCCGTTGCTGTTCCGCAGCGCCGCCTTTGCTTTTGCTGTTGCCTGTTCCAGACTTTCGCAGCGCTCCACCAGTTTCAGGGTATCGCCACTGGGCACGCCGTCTGCTTTTTCGGTGTAGGTCTTTAAGGCTTTGGTCTTTGGATCGTGATAACTGACCGTACAGGCTTTATACGTGGTTGCCGTCTTGGCCCTGAAGGTGAAGCTGTTCATAGCGGTACGCTTGATCACGGTAATGGTAGCCGCCTCATCCAGCTTTGTTTGATCATGCCAGACCAACTTGCCGTCCTTGATGCTGAACACAATCCCTTCCGCCTTGCCCAGCCGGTTCAAAAACGCCAGGTCAGTTTCATCATTCTGGGTCACTCGCTGATAGGTTCTGCCGGTATTCTCACCACTACCGGTCAGGGCCAATCCCGAAAGACCGGCCAGCTCTTCTGCAATCGCCTTTAGGGTTTTGTTTTCAAACGCCTTGGTATTGCTGGTACGCAGCGCCTCTTGCACCCCGGCTGCCAGGGCACGGATGCTGATGGTATCCGGCGTGCCGTTAAACTCGATCTCGTCAATCTCAAAGCTGCCCATGTTTGACAGCGCCGCGCCGTAATAGCCTATTTCCAGCTTCAGCTTGTCACCCTTGCCGGGAAACCAGCCATTCTTCCAACGGTGGTCACGGTCTTCAATGTTCACCTCAAGCTCATCGCTTTCGCCTGACAGCACATCGGTGTAACTGATAGCCAGGATGTACGGTGCCAGCTCCGTGGTCACATCCTTCTGATCATAGGTCAGCTTGAACTGGGGTTGCGGTACAGTCACAGCCACGGCGGCAACTCCTCGCTCTCTGCCAGCTCTGCCGGCAGCTCTTCAATCACCGGAATGTTAATGATGATGCCGGAAGGCAGGATCGGATCAATCATCACCTGGTTGTTGGCAGCAATGATCCGCTCATACTGGGTGGCGTCACCGTAGTATTCCCATGCCAGCAAGTCCCAGCGGTCACCATCCCGCGTGATATGTTCAATCACCTCAACGGTCATGCCTGCCTCGTTGTCTGCTTGATCACCGTCTTTTTATCCTGGCTTAAGGCATAGCCTGCCTTTTTGCTCTCGGCAGTCAGCTGTGGCACGTCCTTTTTCTTGGCCGGTTTTTTCGGCTTCTTGCCCGGCTTCTTCTTGGCTGGTGCCTTCTTTTGCTGGGCCTTCTTCTTGGTGGTCAGCGGTTCGGGGTCCACATACTCTTTCAGGCTTAGCTTGCATTCAAACCCGTACAGGGTGCCGTCATCGGCGGCATAGGTGGTGGTACGGCTGATATCCGCAATCACAAACTGCCCCAGCAGCAGGCCGTTACCTTGCGAGAGCGGGAACGCTTTGTGGCTGGTGGCCAGCGTTACCAGATCATCCCAAACAGTCTGCGGCTTGCAGAAATCAGCGTGGAAAAGGAATGACAGGTTGATCTCGCCCAGGCCGTCGCCGGTGTACTGCAAGAGCGGCTTACCCTCTATCACCTGATGTTCTGCATAGCTGATGGCCAGCTTGGCATCAAATCCGGTAGGGCCAAGCAACTTGCCAAGTCCGATATCTCCAAGCACCAGGAAGGCCATTTATGCAAACCCCTTGCGCTGCTTGTTCTGCTCGGCGCGGGCCAGCATCCGCTCAAACTCCACCTGTGACAGCTTCAGGGCCTGCTCTACTTGACTGCGGGCCTCCGCCGGTGTGCCTGGTGCCAGGTTGATGACCGGGGCATAGGTTATTTGTGTTGCCCCTGGTTTGTTTTGCCCACCAACAGCGGGGATAGTAGCAGGCTGCAGGGCCTGCTTGATCGGCTGCACTAGCGCTGGTGGCTGTACCACTTGCGCAGCCTTCACGGCCTGTTGTATCTGCTGGATCTGCCCACCAACAGCGGGGATAGTAGCAGGCTGCAATCTTCCAGCCATAACCGGGGCAGCGGTGGCCAGCATGGTGGCAGCGGTAACCGTGCGCATGGCGGCAACCATCGGGGCTGGTTTCATGCTGTCGGCAATGGTTTCGATCAGGCGGATGCGGTGGATGTCTTTGAGCGGACCTTCCTTGGCCGGGGAAAACGGCAGGAAATTGCGCAGGCGTTGGGCCAGACCCTTCATCAGCTCCACCGGCTTATTGATGGCTTTCTTCATCCCCTCAAACAGGCTGTTTACGATGTTGAACCCAGCTGACAGCATTTTGGCTGGAAGGGTAAGCACGGTGGTCAGGATACCGGCTAAGGCTTTACCAAATCTGACGCCCATGTTTTGGGCAGCACCACCGGTATCTTCTACCGGCTTCAGCAGTGCCTTGACCGCGTTCCAGATCCACTTGAGCGGGGTCAGGATGGGGAACAGAATTGGAGCTATCTTCTTGAATACATCCCATGCAGGAGCTAGGCCCTTAAGCCCTTCTTTGAGTCCTTGCCACACCCCTTTGAAAAATCCACTGATAGGCTTCCAGTATTTGTAAATCAGGAGGGCAGCACCGGCCACGGCTAATCCGATCCAGCCGATGGGGGAGGTGATAAGGGTGAGCGAAAAGGCCCGCATGGCGACCATGGCGGCGCGGATGCCGGGGATAAATCCAGCCCTGATTTGACCTAAAAACGCGGTGATGCTGCCTTGCGCCTTGGCCGTACCGGGGATTACATCGCCAAACATGGAATCAGGCAGCTTGGAGATAACCCACTTGGCCTTAAGCCGTGCGGCCAGGGCTGCCAGCCGTACCGATGCGATGCTGGCGCCGTTGCCCAGTGTTGCCAGGCCGGTTACTGCAGCCGGCACGGTTGCTCCGATGGCGGCAATAGCCACCAGCATGGTTCCGGCTGCCAGTGACAGTCCGGTTACAGCCAGCACGACACCGCCCAGGATTCCCGCCAGCTTGGGGTGGGCCAGCACCCAGCCGTCCATCTTGCCGAACAGGGTGTTGATTTTATCCAGCAGGCCCGGCAGGTTGATCAGCCTAGCAAACACCCCACCAACGTGGGCCACAAAGTTGGCCACCGTGCCGGTCAGGGTCTCCCACTTCATCTTGGTTCCGTCCATGATGGTCTTGATCTTCTGCTGCATATCGGCCTGCTGCTGCATCCGTTTGGCCATGGCGTCAAAGCCTGCCACGCCGGACTTCATTAGCACGGCCAGCGGGCGGGCGGCTTCGTCGCCGAACAGTTTTTTCAGCACCAGGATCTGTTCCTGCGGATTAAGCGCCTTCAGCTTTTCCAACTCGGCGGTCATTTCCCGCAGGCCCTTGAACTGGCCTTGAGCGTTGAAAAATTCAAGCTCAACGCCATATTTATCCAGCACCGGGGCAACCAGTTTTTTCACCTGGCCCCTGTCAAGCCGGTGGCCGATCTCGGCCATACGCGACAGGGCTTGCGACATATTGGTTCCGGCTGTCGATCCCTCGATCCCGGCGTTAGCCAGCACCCCGATCACGGTTGAGAAGGTCTGCGCGGCCTCGATACCCTGAAGGTTGAGCATCTTCAGGCTGGCACCGGCGTATTTGAAGGTGTACGCAAGATCGCCCACCTCGACACCAGACGACGACTTAAGCCGCTGGATGGTGTCCATGAAGGCGTTGGCGTCTTTGTCGGCAATCCCCATGCTCTCACTGAATTTAGCCACATGGGTTGCCGCCTCGGCAAAGGGCAGCTTCATCACGGCGGCAAACTTGGCAGTGGCCTCGCCCATTCCGCCGAGGATCATGTTGGTCTGCACGCCTTGCTCGCGAAGGGCGGTAAACATTTCCACCATTTCCTTGGTACTGCCAGGCAGGTCGGTTCCCAACTTTTCAGCCAGTCGGTTCAGCTTTTCGTATTCAGGGCCGACCTTGCCGGCGGCGTCCATCAGGTTGGTTTTGAGGCGGTTTTGGGCCTCTTCGAGGGTGGCGAATTCTGAGATGGTTTTCTGGATGCCCGCTGCGCCGATAGCGCCCATGACCATCAGGGGCTTGCCGAGGCCGTCGAGCTTTTGCGCAGAGGCCCCCAGCTTATCAACTTGCTGCTGCAGGCGCCCAAACTTTCCGGCGGCGGTGTTGGCGGCGTTGCCGATACCGTTAACGGCGTTGGTGACCCCTTTGAGCGGGGAGGTCACCTTGTCCACCAGGGCAAGCACCAATCCTATGGAAAGTAGGCTGTTCATTGTGGTATCATCACCTCATGGAAACATTTGTGCTGCTGATACTCGGGTTGCTTGCGCTGGTTGCCGTTGTGCTGCTGGTGGTATACCCGGCCATGCTGCTGGCCGGTATGTCCTGGCAGGTGGTGGCCGGGTTTGTCCGGGGGCTTACTGCTCGGACTCCCGCCTCATAATCTCAGCCAGCTTGACAGCCCACCATGCCGCTTCATCCGGCGGCATTGCCTTGATCTCGGCCAGGGCAATGCCGCCGTGCTTGGATAATGCCATTACTGTTTCGCCCCAGCCTCCACGGTGGGGGCTACAGCGTTTCCCAGTTCGGCCATATCTGCAGCCGACATACGGTGCAGTTCTTCCGGTGGCAGTTTCTTGCCATCGAAGGTGGCCACCTGGGCAAGCAGGGCCGCCACGAACTCGATGCCGTCCGGTCGTCCGGCCGCTCTTTCGGCCTGAATCAGATCGCCAATAGTGGCCTCCCTGATTTCCACTTCCTTAAACTGCAGTCGGTCTGCATCCTTGCGCACAATCTTCACGGATTACCCCCCAATGTTGGTCTTGTAGGTTTCCAGCAGGTCAACTCCGCCGGCCTTGTAGATATTAGCCAGGGCGTCAACTTCCAGGATGGCCTGTCCGTCAATCTCCAGCTTGCAGTAAGTGACGCTCATGGTGGTTTCGGCCTCCACGTTGTCGTGCTGCTTGAAGCCACCCAGCGGGAACTTCTTGAAGACGCCGGTCAGGTAGGCCACAACCGGCACCTGGGCAATGCGTCCACTGTTGCTGTAGGTCTCCAGGCTGCCGCGCAACTGCACCTCAACCGCCGTGAACGGGTTGGCTACTTTCAACAAAATATCGCTGTACAAGCTGTTCCATTTGAAGGTGGCCTCCAGCTTATCGATGCCACTGGGGAACTCCAGCTTGCCCTGCATGCCCAGCGCCTTGTGCTCGCTCATCGTAATCTGCACGTCTGGCAGCTTGCACTCATCCACCTTGCCCAGCAGACTGTTGCCGTCCACGTAGACGTTGGCATTGGTGATCCGTTTAACCTCTATCTGTGCCATGGTTTAAGGCCTCCTTATTTCAGTGCCTTCAGCAACTCTACGTTGATGAAGGATTCAAAGCTGATCCGCTCTGCCGGGGTGGGCGGCATGAAGTAGATGTCAAAGGTCAGGTGTCCGGCGGCAATTTCAGTGAGCGGGTTCTTGGCCACGTCATAGACGCACTTGCCGTCGATTAGTGCGCCGCGCATGATCAGCGTGCGGATGAAGCCGTTCACGCTCTCACGGATGCTGTCAATCAGCGCCCGGTTGATCGGGCGGTCGATAAACTGCAGCATGGCGTACTCAATCGATTCGTGCAGGATGTCTGCGGTGCGCTGCACATTGATGAAGTTTTCCGGGCTGGTGTTGGTAGGGAAGGCAGCAGAGCGGTTGCCCCAGGCCCTGATGCCGGTGCCGAAGCTGTTGAACAGGGTCACAA